AAATTTATTGAATCTACGAATGATTTGCAAATCATTCGTAGATTCAATAAATTTAAATATTTGTAAGTCCTACGGATTTCTTAAAGAATCTCCCATTAATTTATGATAAAATAAAGTTGACACAAGAGTGGTGTATTTATTTTAATTAAAATCAATTCTATTATGGTTTTACCGATTCTAAAATTCAATTTGAATTTTCAAATATTTAGTGAGACATAAATTCACTTCATTTTATTAATTGTAAATATTTTTTTAAGTTAAATTTAATTTAATTAAATTTATATGTTTGAATGTTAAAATTATTGGGGATCAACTGCGGCAGCTTCAGATGCGGCAACAACCTCGTCCTCGCTAACTTCAACTGAATCGATCTCAGCAACCAGTGACTCGGCATCAGGTACTTCTTCAACCGACTCGAGTTCCTCAGGTGCGGGAGCAACCTTGCGGAACTCAGCAACTACTGAAAGAACCTCACCGAGTGTCTTGTACGGAGAGGAGTTACCAGAACACTTGCGAACGTACTTACCAGCCGAAAGCTCAACTCCGAAGGGAGAGAGAGCATCCTTGATAGCATCGGCAGAGTTCTCCTCAAAGTAACCACTCGGTACAATAACATTAAAGCCATCAGAAAACTCAACGTCGAATTCATATTTCGACGAAAGAGCAAGTCGGGCAGTGAAATAACGCATGATGATGACAGAATCGCAAGCAGAAAGTCCGGTATCCTCAATGCAAATCTCGCATTGTCCAGCCTGTTCTCCAGAACGAGAGTAAACCATGGGGATACCAGCCTTGAGAAGCTTGCCGCTAAGATCCTCGAGGAACTCGGTAGTACGTCCGGTGCTCATGTACTTTCCAGTACCGACAAGGTCACCGTCCTCACGGAGAGAGAATTCCTGAACAAGCTGAACGGAAACATCATTGGGAATCATGGAGGAGAACTGGTTACGGAGAGATTTTTTCTCGTTATCAGTAATATTCTCAGGGTTGCAAAGGAAAATACCCTTGGCAATATCAAGAAAAGGATTATAAAAGCTTCGTACAGGTACAAGGACAAGTTCAGAATCATCTCCCATTCCAGTCTCTCCGGACTGCGAACTGTTATAACGAACAATTGAAATGTTCATTTTCTCATCATCGAATTTGCCGGCGGCATTGGCGACCCTGATCTGACCATCAGAATCTGCGAAAACGTAAGTTAGTAAAGTTGAAGTACTCATTTTTAATTATAAAATTATGTGTTTTAGATGACATTTTTTTACATTTGTTTTTGCATTTGTTTTTATTAATAAATTTCTTATATTACCGTAATTTCAACAAAAAATATATAATTATAGTAATTACAATACAAATCAATAATATCAATGTTATAATTATAATATTATTTGAATTTGACTGACTTGATTCATTTTCAACATCTTGTAAAGATGAAATTGGTCGACTTCTAAAAACGTCTTCCATTGAGGTTTCACTAAAAGCAGAAATTCCATCGAAAATAACATGTTGGGATAATACTGAAACGCCCTTAAATGTGTACAATATAATTTGCGGATTAAATGTAAATACTGTATTACCAGTTTGGTGCTGAATCAGTTTACCATCATGATCTATTCCTAATTTTTGATTTTTATATTTTATTTCATATTCTCCATCCCATGTGATTATCTTGTTGTCACTTTCAGTATTTTTGAGTGTTCGCGAAATGTAAAATAAATTATTATCGGGAATATTTTGTGATAATGATGATTTCCATTCAAACCCGATTCCTAAACTTTTCTGTAGTATTAAATTTGTTTTTGGTATGTTGATAATAATTGGAATTGCCAACATTTCATTTGAATAATTTAACTCTCCTATCGGTGCATTAATATCTTGAAAAAGAAACTGAACTGGAAGATGACCATTTTCGGAAAATTGAACACTTTTTATATCATCTTGTATAGTATTAACAAGACCCAAACAATTCTCTTTAGGACTGTCACATATATTTTCTAATAAGAAATGATCCATAGATGAAATTACACCAGATCTATTTTTAGACCATTTCTTATTAAAAAATACAGTATCAATGGAATTTGATGTATCAAATGAGGAAAATCTAATATTATCTAACGGATTTACGTTGTCATATATCTTGGAATACAAGGGAAAACATACAGATAATTTGTTTTTCTGACTTGATATATATTGCCCAATTTCACATAAATTTGAGTTTTCACAAACTGATTTACATTCGTCTTGTGTTAACCCCATTTCGCATTTTCCATTAATTGTGTTTCTACATTTTAAAAAATCTGAATTTAGTATTCCGTTTGTTGAATCCATGCTTGTTTTTATATTTAGTGAAAATGAAATAATTTAGCAAATTATTATTAGATAACAGTACATGAATATTATTACATTTTACAAACATATTAAACATCATAATAATACACTTGAATATATTGTGAAAAATCAGTATATTAAAACAGTACCTGGTGATACATCTAGAATAAGTTTACAACAGTCACATATACGTACAATTTTGAGATCATGTAATAATATTTTCGTATTTTTCTTGAAACACCACAATTGTAAGTGTTATGAATTCATAGGTATTTCTAAGTTAATTAGAGATGTTATTATGTCGTATTCGATTAAGTATCAAAATAATGATCTTTACAATTGGTTTACTCTGGATGATATTAAAAATCACTCTAAAACACCGTATATAGATATTTTTCACAATATTGATCCCGTATTGCAAACAAGTTATTTTTCAAATTTACGGTATCAAACACCAGTTTGTAATATATTCCATCCTGAAAAATATCAATTAAATTATAGTCTCCCAAAATGAATTAATAAATTAAATTCCAACATTTATACAAAACCACCCTATGTCATATTTTGCAACACAATCATTAGGATCATTGGTTGATTTATATTGTAAACCAATAAATGCCAATATTAACATTTCTCATCTTAAGATCATATATATAAATTGTTTATCAGGGCGGCATTATAATGTTGTATATAACGGGTATAATTTTAATTCTCAAGAGGAGAAAAATACATTTATAAGAAATTTTATTGAATACGAGAAACTCGAGTACAATGTGATGATTAATAAATGGAAACAATTATATGGTTGTGATATATGTGGTCGAACATTAATAAGTGCTGGAATGAAACCAATTCCTTTATCTAAGAGAATTGTTCCTAACGGTTTTATTATGGATTATCAAGGTCATTTAATTTCGAATGGTCATTCGTCATTGTAGTTACTTGTGATAACACGACACCAGAAGCTGAGAGAAAATTAAATGACCTTGATAATCATTGTTTAGAATTTGTGAAATAACTATTAAAAAATGATTTAATTTTAAAATTTTATATTTATAATCATATAAAATTAAAGTTATGTTACCAGATTCTCAACCAGATTTAGTTCCTGTGGGAACTGTTCATACAAAACATGCAGGAGCTGGCAAACTACATTCGTGTGATAATTGTTTTACAACTTTTAAATCGAGACGAACTCTTATGAACCATCAGCGCAAGGCCAAGCACTGTGCACCTTTTTTTAATACAACATTTATTTGTAATATTTGTAATACGCACGCCACCACTCTTCCCGATTTTTTAATACATCGTCAAACGTGTAAACCCGAAAAAACTTGTAAGATTAATACCAATCTTAACTGCAAAACCCCCATTAAATATTCAGATGAAATGGAAATGAATATCGACTCGACAGCAATCCCAGACTCGGAAAAAACTAAATACCCAAAAGGGTATTACAAAATTAGAAGCCTTATTTTAGAGGGTATTATTGAAACCAACTTGGGTGTTTCCTTTAATGATGTTGTTATTGAAACAAAAGAAAAATTTACTATTAGGAATCATTGTGTGACAACGAGTCTTCCTATTTATTTTGAAAATAAAAATACATTATTTGAGTTTGATGAAAATCCCGCATATGATCACCAAGAATTTAATAAACAACAAATTCATGCATCAGAACTAATTCCGGTCATGCCAGAGCAAACCCCTGATGATCAACTACCAACTGTTGGATCTAAAAAGGACCATAGACAGTTGGTAGTTGATCATAACTTAAATAATAACAATTTTACTGTTTCAGAATCACCTAAAACTAATGTTGGACAACAGTTGGAATTATCTGAAACAAATATTAAACTAGTAACAACCCATACACCAAATGATTCTGTAAAAAACTTAATGATTCCTCAAGTTCCGACGATTAGTGATTCGGAAGGTAATACATCCCAAGAATCACCGCAATACGTTGTTTTTGACGAAGGTTCAGTAATTACTGATATTCAATCAACATTTAATTTTTCTGAAACTGAATCAGATGATCCATCTGACAATAATTGCAATGTTCAACAAGTCGACAATGAAACTAAATCTCAAAGTGAATATTCAGATGACTTGACTGCGTCTGAGTGTGGAATAACTGAATTTCCTAAAAAATCTGAAATTAATGAATCGTGGATTCGCGACGCATCATCAGACGATTGTTGGTCTGATACTGAATGTCCAATTCCTGAAGAAGCATGGGTTTCCCACAATCCAGAATTTACAGATCGTCCCAAAAAACCCCGCAAGGTATACCCAAAAAGAGAAAATTTAACAAATGCGGTTATTGCATTTACTGATGATGGTCTTTCAGATGGTTCCGATGGAACTATCAGCAAAACAAGTGATTATCGCCAAACAGCAGCATTTAAACAAATTGGTATTAATTATGTTACTCGTAATAATGTTCTTGGACAGTACCGTGATTACTCATATGAACAAGTTGACGAAGATATTTATTATGGTCAATGTAAACCAACTCTTGGTTTTCGTACTGATGTAAATAATAATTTTGCTTTAGATTCTAATGGGGAAAAAATCGGAAAAAGTGTTTTGAGCTTTAGAGATTTTGAAGAGGAAAAAAATAAACTTACTGTTCTTATTTGTAATAATTTACCGGCTGTTGTTACTACTAGAGATGATCATAATCAAGTCGTGAGAGTGCTTATATTCTTGCGTGATACGCGAATGCATATGTTGGGAAGCTACGGGGAACCTGGAGTTATGAAAATGTTTGCTCGGCATTGTGCTGAATCTTTTAGGCACTATCTTGGTATTTTAAATTATGATGATTTGACTGCTGATAATTTAATTGCCACATATGGTTTAACAAATTATGAAATTAAAATGGGAGTTTGGGGTGACAAATATAAGAGTTTATCTGTTGTTATTCAATATTCTGAAAAAGATTTGGTTGTAGCATGGGTGACGGAAAAGATTTTAACTCAGCGGGGTGCTCGATCTGTATTAACTGGCTGGTCGTCTGACTGGTATGAAGTATTTCAACTGATGCCCATTGATGAAATACTTGAAAAATTTGTGTTTATTGATAATCACTGGAATGACCTTCGTTGTTATTATACTAAAAATAGAGGAGAATCAGTAGCAAATCCTAAATCATTTATTACCAAATGTGTTGCGGAATATCCTCGTAAATGGGCATATGATTATTATTTAGTTGATTTTGGAACTGAAATTTGGATTCAAATTGCAAATGGAATTCGTGAATCATTTAGAACTCTGTATCGGGACGTGTTTGGTACGAACAAATATATTCTTGATTGGAATAAAAGGTGTAAATCGCATACTCAAGCTTTTTATGATATTATTGCCAATTTATTCCAGTTTTATTATCATCATCCTCAAGGAATTTTTGTTGATGAATTAAAATTATGTGTTGCCAAAAATGTATCCCCATTGTTGAGTATGCAACGAGATGAGTTTAAATTACCAAATGATTCCAAGAAGATTAAAGAAAAGGCCAAGAAAACATATGAACGACTTGAAAGGAATAAAAGTTACCACGACATGTTCAATCAGTTCGTTGCGTTTTTTGATAGAGATTTCCAAACGAGTCCGGTTGCTTTTGATCAGGAAATGCAACCTCGAGCATTACAATTAATGAGATCGTTAACACATGATATTTACCAAGATCTTACTGTTGATTTCGATAATACATATGAGACTTATGTTGATGATGGAAGTGTTTATTAATCCAAAATACCATTATTTTCATGTATGGTTACACATGAAAATAATGGTCATATATGAAAATAATAAATCCAAAATAATAATTTCTTTAAAGAATCATCATAAAATTACAAATGGCTTCCGAAAATCTTATTTCACCTCAACGTCGCGAACAAGCGACAGATATTTACTCTAAAAATCGTACACATGATACAACCTTAACTCCTCCTCTCGATAAAGTGGGAGTTATGCCCCCTAACCCTCGAGAAGCTGACATTCTTACTTCTGATCAATATGATGCTGTAAAAGAGTACCTTTATGACACTAGTGGTATGCGTGTTCCGCTTCTTGAACGTAGACTCAATCTTACTATTCCATGCAAGCGCGCGGTTCTTATACAAACATTTGGATTGTATTCCTGGACCCCTGCAAAGGGAGCGTCTCCTGATGCTGAAGGTGTATATGGAGGTATGAAATTAATTGGTAATTACGAAGATATGCAGGATGCTGATGACAGAGCAAATGAAGTTATTCGTGAAGAAGATTCGTACAATATTATTCGAACATGCCGTGTTGGTCAATGCACACTTCTTATTACTCCGGATTCGAAATATAATTTGGATGGTGATAACCGTAATATTATTGATATTAACAAGAAGGTAAAAGACGTCATTCGTGAAGATGTTAAGGCTAAACGAGCTGATGAAGCTAAAGAAATTGAAGAAATTAAAGAACGCGAAAGCAACCTTCAAGACGAGGTTGATCGTGAAAATACTGATGAGAAAGAAGTGTATACCACATTAAATACAAAACTTGCTCAATTATCTTGGACTTATATTGAAACTGCCAAAAAGATGGCAGCCATGAAGGAGACTATTATTAACACTCGAAGTGATATTGCGACAATGCGAGAAGAAAACGAATCTGTTCATACCAATATGTACCAAAGATTTATGGATGCTAGAGCTAAGTGTGGTATTCCTCAAGATGATAAATCATTTATCAAATATTTTGTTATGGACGCATCGGAAGAACTTGGATTCTAGTTTTTGAACCTTCAAAAATATTAACAATTAATTATAAAAATGAAATTTTATAATTTTTTACGTATTTAATTGACTGTGTATTGTCATAAGAATATGAGACGCAAGACACATCTTAATAGGATGTGTGGCGGTGGCCTGTTTTTATTTTAAATTACCGTTTAACATGAGGTATTTAAACAAACTCATCCCGGTGAGTTATTGTTTGATTGTTGTGAGTGTATTTATCTAAAGTAAGTAAATACCTAAGTTATATGACTATAGCTTTGAATCTCGACGATTTAAAATGTTCCCTTTTGGGAAATATACTTGTTCGAACAAGTATATTGAAACAATTCCTGATTATAAATAGAATATTAGTCAAATTTTATTTGTAATGAAAATTTACGTAGTTATATGTTACGCTATTTTAGGAATGTATTTTTACACGACCAGTCATATTTATGTAATTTAGCTGTGAATAAATTATTCTAAATCAAGACCTTAAGGTCATCCTGTGCACGGGTAGATTTCCATTGTAACCAATGGAAATATCGAGAGTTTTACAGCCCTACATTTCAATACTTTCAATTAAACTACCTAAATCAAGGGATTTTCCTCCTTTTCCATTAAACATAAAAACACAAATTAACATGATGATAATTGCAAATACAACTCCGATTATCATCCAATTTTTTTGGCCTTGTTTTTCAGCCTTTACTTGTACCTGAGGTGATTGATTTTGCCCATGCGAACCGTCTGTATACTGATGATCTGGAATATTTTCAGATTCATTAGTTATTGCTCGAGCAATTTCTTTAACATTGTTATGTACAATAACGGTTTGTTCTGTGGTAGATCTTAATGCAATATAATATGCATCTGATGATGGATCTCCACTTGATCCATCTTGCATTAGAGAACCTGAAATTTCAAAGCCCATTTGAGATTGATCTGCATCTCTCCATTCTAATTCAGTTCCTTCATCGATCGTATCCTGATTAACAACAACTCCTTGGAATGGTGTGTTGCCGATAACTTTAAACGTCGAATCAAAATTTTCGAAATCGCCGTTAAGATCAACTAAATTTCGTTTTTCATCAATATTATACTCAGTCATCTAAATTTTAAAAAAGGCATGGGTGTTTAAGTTGTGATTACTTAAAAAATTGAAATCTCAAAAAAAAAAATTTTTTTTTGATAGTAATAAATGCTTTTAGAAAAATTATTGAATCTTTTAGAGTATGATGAAAGTACGGATTCGATGATTCTCAATATTAACATAATAAATTCCATGAAAACTATAATTTTAGATGAGTACAGCCTAACAGATACCCAAAGGTCAAATTGCCCAACATATTATCTGGATGAAATAATCAGCACACTTACACAAAATGGATTCGAATATTTAACTGTCAGTCGCGACCAATTTATGGATATTTTTGATAATATCAAGAATTGTTATGAAAATAATTTATCAAATGTTGTTGTATCAACCGGTAAATTATTAGCTGATCCAACAATAGTTGAAGGTACATATTTTGAACAAAAACTTAATCAAAATTCCTCTTTTGAAATTGATAATAATATTACGTTTGATCAAGGGATTTTATTAAAATTAATAACAAGTGATTCATTACTTGACACCGAGTTAGACTTTACAGGCGTTTCAAAAGATTTATTAATGGAATCGTTAAAATACCAATTAGTTTTGGCGGGGGAGATGGATTATAAGGATGTTATTGCGAGTTTATCGTTATCAAGACAAAAAATATTGATTCCAACACTTAAATTTGTTTGGACTTTGGTTTTTTCTCGTGATAAATTAGGAAAATTAAACATATTAATTAAAGATGGTGGCGATATACCCCGAATCCCGTATGGGTTAATAAATGCTTCAGATATCGACGGATACACACCGTTTTTGTGGGCATGTAAAAATAAAAAGTATGATATATGTTTGGAAATACTTACACTTGATGTGTACCGTAATAGTGACGGGTCTCCAATGTTTGATCTGGGACAACTCGTTATTAAATCCCAAGCTAACGCACTTGCAATTGCGTGTAATTTTGGTATGAAAGATGTTGCACAGGGTATAATAACCCTCGGTAATCAATATCCATTGGAAAATGGGAAAAACTCTGCTAATTTAGGACTTGTAATGTCAGAAAGTATGACACCGTTAATACTTGCAATAGGAAGTAAAATGGAAGAAACAGCTAATATGTTATTAGATTCAAATGAAAGTAATTACGAGAATATATATGGAGGATTTTCTGCATTTTCGACGGCATGTGATAACGGTCTTGAAGACATAGCTCTTAAAATTATGAAAATTGCTCCAAATAACGTGTTAATAAATGCGGTAAATACATGGGATGGTGAAAAAAGAAATACTCCATTAATATCAGCATGTGAAAATGATTTATGGAAAGTTATTGTTAAATTGATTAAAATGTCTAGTACATTACCGTATTCCCCAATTTTCCCACAAGGAATGATTCATCACACAAATTATGAAGGAGAATCCGCATTAAGTATTATGTTACTCAAACAGGATATAATAGACGAAAACGAAGATGATTTTACCACATATGATAAAAATAGTAGGAGATATATCAAACAAATTATTCAAAAAATAAGGGATTTGAGAGTTGGTTAATTTTTCGAAGAAAATGAATATTAGCATTTACAAATTTTATTTGTAAATGAATTGCTTAATTTTTATTGTTACTGATACCAAACAAACAAAAATGTATTGAAACAATTTTAAATAATACACCTATACAAACAGTTGGTTCCGTTCATATTTTAATGAATTTGAAATATGAGTGTTGGTTTGGTCATTACCTACAATCAGCTGAATTGATTTATCACTTTACACAGCTAATGAATTTTGCAGCCAGTCATAATTTAGTTAATATCCTGGAATGGGGCGAGTACACAACTAAAAACAAAACATTAGATTTTAATTTTTGTACCACCCCAGATATAAACATATTACGCAGGGAAAGCATTCAAGAAATTAATTCTGATGGAATTAGAGAATCGGGTGTACAATTATCACAATATTTTTTAGAGAATAATTGTAGGGTTTGGAATTCTCCAAAACCTTTAATTTTACCGAAATTTCATACAATAAAGGATGAAGTACCATGTACTTCATCCTCCTTTATAAATAAAGGTGGGATTTTCGAACACCTTGTTAAAATATCGAAGAAATCATACATGTCCGTTAAATGTCAGTGTTGTACATATCATTGGTACCATAACTTAAGCCCGGAAATGAAATCTTTATTTTAAATACCCCAGCCCGTTATAATTATTTTAATTATAAAATTTAGCTAAATTTTAAGTGACATCTATTTTTAATTTTTTTACCCCTCTTTAACCTCAACTTTTCTAATAAAAAAATGAAATTTAAAAAAATTAATTTGATAGTAATAATAATACATAAATGAATTCAGAATTTCTAGCTAAATTAAAAAGCGTGACGGGTCCGGATGTCGCCTGGTCCCATACCAGTGTTGAACCACGGCGGAAATATATTATGAATCGGTCGGTATACGAGGAAACAATGGATAGCTATAGCGACCATGTTGAAAACGACGATTTTCTTAATTTAACTGAAAGACCGCAATCTTATAGTCAACTTCGTGTAGATGTTGATATTAAACGCGAAGGTGAATTCCCAACAAAATTTTATAACGATCAACAATTAACAAGTCTTATTGCTTCTTTTCAAACAGTTATTTCAAAAACTGTATATAATGCAATGGATGATCATTGTACTTGTTTTGTTCTTGAAAAACCTGCATATGCAGTAAAGGAAAGAGGTAAGATTTATATTAAAAACGGATTTCATTTACAGTTTCCAAATGTTTTTATTTCAAAAAAGGCACAAACAAATACCATTTTTCCAAAAGTTGCAAAACTTATGGACGAACACCCAGAAGAGTACGAAGGATTATTTGATAAAAACCCGTCAGAATTACTTGATATTCAGGCGTGTTGCTCAAATGTATGGTTGATGTATGGCAGTGGTAAAAACCCAAAATCCGGGAAATATACCGTTACAAAAATTATCACAAAAAATTGTGTTGATATTCAATTATCAGATTTTTTACAAACATACAAACTATATGATATTGATTCCCAGGATCTTGAAATAACAAAAGATCCGGAATTTTATTTACCTAGAATTTTAAGTGTTAATCCGTGTGGTCGCCCATTTCAAGAGGTTAAAAATAATATTCTTGAAATTATTGAAAATTGCCAAAGGGACAGACCTATTGGATTTACGTTGGATGAAAATGGTGAATTATCAGAGGAACAAATTAATAAAAATATTACCCAAGCCGCTACATTACTTAATTTATTGGCTGATTTTCGTTCGGATGATCGAAGTGAATGGTGTAAAATTGGTTGGATTTTACACCGTATTTCTGACGGAGCACAGGGTGCATATGAACTTTTTGTTGATTTTAGCCAAAGGTCTCCTAGATGGGACGAAACATTTGGAGAAGGAGGCTGCAGTGATTTATGGCAAGGAACACAATATAATTTTGGAATGGGAACTTTGAAATTTTTAGCAAAGACAGATGATCCTGAAGGATATGATAAATTTATTCAAGAAACTACAAAATCTTTATTAGAAACAGGAGAAGATTTATCTGATTTTGATTTTGCAGAAATTATGAAAACAATGGTTGGACAAGAAAATGTTTATAGCGAAGGTAAATGGTACAATTTCACTGGTCAAAAATGGGAACCGCTTGAAAAGGGATTATATCTTAGTAAAATGATTTCCAAGGAATTAAGGGAACAATACAAGAAGGTTTTGGCCGAAAATAAAAAACAAATTGGACTGGCCGATGATCCGAAGAAAGCGCTTGAAGATCATAATAAAATGAAGAAATTGGTTAAAGACCTTGGAAACAGTAAATTTAAGAGTGGGATTATGAGGGGCTGTGAAGAATTATTTTGGTATAACAAGTTTTCACAAAAACTTAATAAAATTCCTCATATTTTTGTTTTCCAAAATGGTACATTTGATTTTAGTATTAAAGGAGATGACGGTAGACCGGGTGTATTTAGAAATACAGTTCCAGATGATTTTTCTTCTCGATGTGCTGCTGTTGATTATGAAGTTTTTGATGATAACCATCCCGATATGATAGCATTGCAGTATTATCTCAGGCAAGTTTTTCCAGATCCAGAAATTAGAGATTTCTTCCTTGATGCAATGAGTGATATTTGCATTAAAGGTAATACATATAAATATGTTTTGTTTTGGACTGGTAATGGTAATAATAGTAAATCGGTTATTCAAAAGATTTTCGAAGATTTTATGGGAGATTATTGTAAAAAATTACCAACTTCAGCGGTTGTTGGAAAACGAGGAAATTCAAGTGGTGCTTCCCCAGAATTCGCCCGTATTGGTAATGATGTTCGTGCTATTTGGATCCAGGAGCCTGCAGGTACCGATAGTTTTGATGTTGGTGTTCTTAAAGAATTGTCAGGCAATGATACCATGTATGCCCGTGGTTTATTCAGTGAAGGCGGTGAAATGAGTTTAGATTTTATTACTATTGTTACTTGTAATACAATCCCAATCATTCGCGGTGATGCGGCTGTATGGAATCGTATTAAAATGATTCCGTTTGAGTCTGAATTTACACATGACGCACCTCTTGATGAGGATGAACAATTCCGTCAAAAAAGATTTCCCCTTGATATTGATTTTACTCCAAAAACGGTAAAATTTTTAAAACCATTGGCATATGTTCTTGTTCATAACAAACGCCATCTTATTACTTCTTATATTAAAATTCCAGAAAAGGTTTCCAAAGCAACAGATGGTTATAAGATGAAGAATAATGTTGTATTATTATTTCAAAATGAATATCTTGTTGCGGAAAAAACTGGTTCAGTTAGTATTCCTGAAATTTACTCTTCATTTAAGGGTTGGTACAAGGATGCATTTAGTTATAATGCAGAAATTCCGAGTATGATTGATTTCAAAGAGTCAATCTGCAAGAACTTAAAGCTTAAAATTCCTGATTTTGATGTTATTAATGGTGTGAGACTAAAGACCATGGAAGATCGCGAGAAAGCAAGAGAAGAAAAATTACGAGTGGAACTAGAAGAAGAAAATATGGTTTCAGTTTCTGTACCTGTTAAAACAACTAATGATGATGACAAGGGTGTAGAAGAAACAAAGGAAGATATTGATTCAAATGATGATATTTATGATGATATTGAAAATGATGAAGAATATGTAGTTATATCACAAAGTTCTGATGCGGTAAAATTTTTAAATCCAGAAACTGAACAGAGTGATGACATTATTCAAATATTGGATTCGGAAGTTGATAAATCTGCTTCATTGATTAGTCTTATTCAAAAATGTAAACCCAATTTCCAACAAAATAAAGAAATTCCAGAACAAACAATTAATAAAAGTTCATATTCAACAGGTCGAATGACTAGAAGCAAGAGATCTAAAAAATAGTTTTTATTTCAGGATTATTACAATAAATGTTTATTGTAATTTTATAATTTTATTCCTCCCAACATGGCCGACAAATCATCGTCCGCATTTTCCATTTCTTGTTTTACTTGACGCTCATTAAATAGCTCGGCGCATGCTTCCTGATTAATACAAGAAAACCATGAACCTTTTAAGTTTATTGTTCTTTGGTTAATACCAATCACATCAGCGTGTCGCTGTTCAAATATAACTTGAAAATTGTTAAAAATATTTAACGTGCGATTTCTATAATTACCTTGATAATCATTGTTGATAAGGATTATATATGAATCAAATGTATTATTTTCATCAAAAATAATTCTAGCTAAATTATGATCTGTTACAGACCCCCAAAATTCTTTTAGGTGTCTAACGGTACGGTAACGACTTTTTAAAAGATCTGAGCGAGATTCAGGTATTGGTTCGTGAAGCTCGGCAATAAGGTCATTAAACATTTTAAATACTCTTAATCTACTCTTTTCAAGAATTTCATTATTATATGTTTCTAGATGAGTATCAAAATAAAATTGTGTATAGTTGCTCATAACAATGGGATTTTGACCATCATCTGATACATTGATTGTATCTACATAACCAAAAGGCTTAATAAAGTAATTAAATACATTTTCTTTTGTAAACCAATCTATCATTTCCGGTTCTTTTTGATGGACTGCTTGTGATAGCATTTTTAATGCTTTGTCACCTAAAAATACGTAACGTATATCAAATTGTCGGAAATTGTTTCCGACAAACATCACATTAGAAAGTTGTGATAAATCGTTATCGTCAGAGAAAATTGTTTGTAATTCGTTAATATAAGATGAATGAGAATCTGATAAAACTAATGTATTTGTAAAATCCGTTTGATTATCAATATTTTTATTTACATGGTCAATTAAATACTCTGCGAGAGTTAAAACTGAAAAATTACTTGATCTGGGGGATATTTCACCAGTGGGAAAATCACTTTCTTTCATCAATGTAATTAACTTTAATTTGGTATTATCAGGTGTACCATCAACATGGGATGTAACAATTTTTTGTTGCATTGATGAAATACCAACTAAATATTCATTTTTTGTTTCTTCTATGATAATATTATTGAGTTCCGCCATTTATTTTAACTTAAAATAAATTAATTATGATGAAATTTATCATAAAGATTTCCGAATTTCAAGAAATGAATTCATTAAAATTTTTGCAAAATATTGAACTTCATCATATACATACAATTGAGTATTTAATTAGAGACACGAAAGACGAGGAGTTAATATCATTGTATTTTAATAATATTTCAAAAAACTTTGGTAAATCAACTAAAATTGATTTACCAAAGTTTAAAAATATTATGCGGTGTATTGCAAGTCTAGATAACATAAAAATACTTAATTTTTATGATATTGAATATGGTTGCAAAATGCAAAATTTTGAGATCGTAAATAAACATAATTTTTTAAAATCGTGTACAAACAGCTTGTATGAGGATATGCTTATTATTGCAATAAAATATGGTAGTATTAAGGTGCTCGACTGGTTAAAAACAACATTATTTTTTCATTATAAAAATCCGCCAAATTTTAGTGAAGAAATGACTATTATTAATAAACGTATAGTGTTATTTCAATCCGGTATGAACATAGCAGTTAAATATAATCAAATTGAGGTATTAAAATGGGGGTCAACACAATATTTCAAATTCAGTATAAGATTAGGAATATGGACAATATTTACTCATAGATGTCAAATACCACATTTCTGTAGTAATAGAATTAATCGAAAAACATGCCCTCAAAACTCCAGATTTTTTATTTTTAATAAAACTCGAAATTCAAGTAATATTTTGCCGGTTAATATTAGAGGTAACAGCTCCAATTTTATGTTTTCATCTAAAAGTAAATACAGAAGAAAGTCCCTTGGTAAAAGTATTCCAAAATCAATTTTTTACGCTCATATTCTCTCAAATAAAAAACATATACAATTTGCAGTTGAAAACGGCCTTCTTGATATTGTTGTTTGGTTTTGTGAATTTTTCTGTACATATTCGTTTATAACACAAGAATATGTGTCAGGTGCTGCAAGAAATGGCCATGCCCATATTTTAGAGTGGGCCAAAAACATACCATATACATGCTTAGTTAATAACAAAACAAAAATTATTCCATCATCGGCTTATGGCCGGATCGGTTTACGATCATTAAATAATAAATCGTTAATAACACATTCGAATGGGTGTATTTTACCATCTATCCTTAGTATCAACGAGGCTGCAGCAAATGGTTATATTTCAGTTTTGAAGTGGGGTGCATCACAAAAACAATGGATTCCGGACCCTGTTATACCGGGCAAAATACGTTTTATTAATGGACCATTTTTACCTACATCATGGGGAATAAGATTGGCTCTTAAAAATAATCAACATCATATTATTGAATGGTCACTTGTACAAGATCCTCCAATTTTAATTTTAAAACATCCCAAAAAATTTTTTAGAAAGAATCGATCAATTATTTCATGGTTAATACTCAGTTTCGGGAAAAATAATTTTAATAAAAACGAACAAATCCACCCATGTACTTAAACAACTTTTTAATTTTTTCAACCCAAATTGTTACCCCAATAAAATCCGCTATTTTTTGCATTATCAAGAAGGATTTTAGCAAATAAATTAAGAGATTCATCTTCCATTGATAACATACTACTTACATTTGGAGCAATACTGTTTTCCATTAAAAACCTAAGAACTTCCATATCATCATGTTGACATGCTAAATCTGCAATATAATTATTTGATGATGAATCGATATCAACGCCATATTGGTCTAAAAACTGTTGAACATCAGTATTCGCCATTTCGTTATTATAACAATCACTGGAATTCTCAAATAGTTCAACCATATCTGAATGACCATTGATTCTTGCAATCTCTAATGAAAAATAAAATTGGTAATATCGAATATGGTGTTCCATACAGAATCTAACAATATCCATGTATCCAAGCTCAATTGATTGATTAGACGGAATTACACTTACTAATTTTCTGTACTCAACTTGTTTATCAAACGCATATTTTAATACATCAACACGGTTATATTTAATTGCCAACTCCATAAGGTTGTTGCGCGAATAATTTCCACAGTGGATGTTATATATTTTTTCTGCCGAGAGATCATTGTAATCTGTTTTCCAGTTGTCCATTTCTTTAGTGTATGTAATACTATAAATGTATTCATTTATCAACAGAAATTAAAGATGGTGTTAGGTTATCTAGTTGAGAACTTATATCTTCCAATGATGATCCTACTTGTGTATCTCCATTTGAACCTTCCTGCAATGTCGATTTTTTCTCAAATGTTAATTTTATTAAATACCCTAGTAACAACCCAGCACCATTGAACGCCAAATCTGAATACCCTCCGTTTAACCATTGTCGTTCATATTGAGTATTATTTCCAGTTGTGGTATTTTTCTTTGTTTCTGGAGGTTTTAGTACCCATTTTGACAAAATACTACCCATTGTAAATTCTAGCCCCTCCCAATAAGCACCTCCAACCATCCAAGGTAAATACCAACTAGTATCAAATAATAATCCAACAAATAAAAACAGTACAAAATGAGTTATCGGCCACCATGAAAATTTATGTTCTGTGCCATTAATATTCATTGAAAATACATTTTTATTTAATGGGTCAGTATTTTCTAACGATTCGTCATCATCACTTGTATACGAAGCATTGTTTTGAATAATCATATAACATACCAAGATAATCATGATACATGAATACATAATAATAATTGAAAAATATTTATTCATTTGATGTTACATTATTTGGACTTAAAACCAAATTTAAGTACTTTAACTTAACTTACAAATATATGAATAATTATCGAGAATCTATTGACGATGAAATAAAACATATTCCTTTACATAATTCTTACAAGGCACTTATACCTCTTGATTCAGATATATTAATTCATGAAACATTAACAATTCCAACTTATGTAATTAATTTAACCAAAGATGTTCAAAAATGGGAAACAAGTAAGAGAAATATGGAAGATATTGGAATACAACCCAAACGATTTAATGCAATATTAGGCAAGGAAGTTCCACGTAAAAATAATCCAAATTTTACAAATATTTGTTTGAAATATTCAGAAGATGCAACAATAGGTATTGCTTCTTCCCATATGAAATTATGGGAAAAAGTGATTGAAGACAATCTTGAATGTATGTTAATTCTTGAAGATGACGTTTTTACAATTTCAAACAATGATTCTAAAGGTAATCTTGATAATTTATACATTAGAAATTATTTAAAATCGGCTCTTACAGAACTTCCATCTGATTTTGATATGTTGTATTTAGGTCATTTCGGAATTTCGGGTAATTCTGAAGAAGCTGGTAATTTTTTGAACAGTATCCTGTCGTCTAATAAGGTAATGAACAAGGGGAAATATAGTATTTATTCACAACATCTAATAACACCGGTATTACCACTTGGTCTTCATGCTTATATTATAAGCAATTCATGCTGCCGAAAATTGTTAGCGGCTGATAATACAATTTATAATGCACCATGTTTAGGTAAAATATGGACACATATTGATCTTAATATTAATAATATATTTTGGAAGGAATCTAACAAGTATAATATTTATGCAACTCGAAAGAAAATTATTCATCAATCGTCAATATTGGCAGATTCAATAACATCAAAAAACGGTTATCCGTATACCATAAATCACATATTAAAAATATTTGAAAATTCAGATATACTAGATCAACCTGTAATTAGAAATTCAGTTAATTTTTCATTGTATAGTATTTATAATTTCAAACTCACCTCATTATTAACCGCTTTTTTCTTTGCAATAGGTATAATTATTGGGTACCTTCTTAGTGACTACAATATTTCATTTACGTTATTGTTATTTGGAATGTTCAATACATTGGAATTTTTATATTCGATCAAAAAACAGGTATTTATTGACATGCTTTGTTCAGGAATTATTTTTATGACTGGTGTTTCAATTGGAAGATGGTGCTGCAGTTCCGGTAGGAACAGTTAGTTTTGTGTTGAATAAACCATGTAAAGAATTCATTTCTAATGAGAAATGAATTTGTTTATTTTGCATACAAGTAATTGTTTTGAACATACAACCATAAAAAATTTTGGTCAAGTTGTCAAAGAATTCAATAGTAAATTTCTGATATACCCATTGTCTCCAGTTCAAAAAAATTTAACTGAACATGAGAAGAAATTATGTATTCACGAAGATATTTATATTGAGGGTGTTGCAGAGGAATGTTCTGCTAAATTTAACAGAATAAAAAAGAAAATTATTATGGGTTATGACAAGGACACTATTTTTATAAATTTAATATATAAATCTAGGAGTGACCCAAAATTTACATTGGAAATATCAGACCATGATCTCGATCATAATGATGCGGTTCCATTTAATTTTTATTTAGATCAAGCGTATAATGAAAGTCCATATGATATCATTAAATTTGATTACAACGCCATATTAGAATTGATTGCAAATCCAATAAAAAAACATAAACCAATACCAAGAATTTCATTCCTATATATTAATATTAATATTTCCAGGGTTACGGTCGACGAGATTAAAGATTTATTAGCCAAAATATATGATTTTTATTGTGTATGACCGGGTGTATCCAGAAATGTTGCCAAATTTATAATTTATAATTTTTTGAATAGTAAATGAATAAAATATTACCAAAATGGACCAATAGAAAACATTCACCAATAACCAAAATGAGAAGTATTGTTCCAACTAACAGATCTGAAATTGAAATACCAGATCCTGAACGTCATTTTTTTGAAAGCGATGTCGACATTAATTGCCAAGATACAGACCGTAACGTATTATTATTTGAATTATGGAATAACTCTACACCGGCCGCTGTATTTGCCAACGTTCCCGAATTATTTTTGATAACACCTTCGTTAGAGGAATTGCAGTATTCTAGTTCAGGTAAAATCGACTACTTGTGTGGTCGAGCAATAAAAACAGATTTTTCAAATTTTCCAATGGTTAACCCATCTGGTTATAATAATAAATTTGGCAGTGGAAAATTTGAATTTGCATTTGAAAAAGCCAGAAACAGATCCACAATTGAAAATATATTAAAATTTTTGAATATAAAATGTAAATAGACCAGGTTTTCTCAAAATTTAATTTAATTTATCGAATCAAATATTCACAATGAACATCATCAAAACAAAAGTTGTTATATGTTTACATTTTAGATCAATAAGAATTGAAAAACTTCCAACTATAATTCATAAAGATGGAAAATGCGAATATTATGAAAATAGGAAATTTTTCAATATTTCATTAAGAGTTCTTCATAGGCCATCTCTCGAAGGTCCAGCAGTAATTTTTCCAAATGATGATCAAAACTATTATAAGAATGGATTTCTCCACAGACCGTCTTCAGAGGGACCGGCTGTAATTGGTATGAATGGGTATAAAGCTTATTATAAGAATGGAAAAGTACATAGGTCATCACCCATTCCAAGTTCTAGTATGGACAAAGACCATTCTAAAGTTGTTATCTCCGTTCATGCAGGTCCAGCTGTAATTTTTCAAAATGGTGATGAAATCTATTACAATAATGGGATTTCTTATATAAATCCCAAAAAATGATTTTTAATAAAATTAAAAATTAAAAATTATATTATGGATTTAATCAAATTTAACAAAGGTATCAGACCTCATTTATATACATTTGTAACATTGACTAAAATGCTTTCAAAGTCAGACAAACAATTTCAAAAAATCGCGAATCCGACAAAATTAAAAAATATTATTTATGACATTCACACTAAAAATGTTTCTTTTGAAAATGATGTAATTACAATGATTGTTTTCAGGTGGATTACATGTAATCCACAAAAATGTAAACTTGTAATTCCATTATTAAATTATTTAATTGATATCAATGTGTACCCACCCACAAATGAAATGAATAATGCTGCTATATGTGGATGTTATTCCATTATTAAGTGGGGGATTGATATTTCATTGAAATATAAAATTAATATTTTACCTGATCGTTGGGGTATGAACTTAACAAGTTACAAAAATAATCTAAATATTTTAAAATTATGTTCAAAAATTCCATTAAATATTGGAGGACCAATTTTACCAAATAGTTATTGTATTCAAAGGAATTTATCAGAAAAAAACACAAAAGTGTTATTGTGGTTGAGTAAACTACAACCCCCTATTATACCAACACAAGAACAGTTATTTATTAACGAAACTCATAATTTTGCAAAACGTCAAAAAATTTTTAATTTTGATGATGTTCAATGTAAAATCTCTGGATTTTAACGGAACTGACAAAAAAGTTGATACTCAACGTAAAATCACTAGATTTTGATAATTACAATTTAGAATATGAAAATCCATTCACAAATTCTAGAAATGAGTTCCCCTAAAAATGTTGTTTATTACAAAAAATGGAAGGATAACAAAATAGCTGTTATTTTCCCTCGAAGGTATAACAAAGAAATAATTAGAACTTGTGTTGCCCATTTTTCCATGCGTAAACCAAGAGGTAGATTTAATGGTGTAGTTTATGTTTGTGAATTGCAAAATTGTAATGCCCTTGAAAAATATATAAATGATATTAACAACCCTGAGGAATCACAATTAAAAAAAATACTTGAAGACACCCAAGATGAAATAATAATCCCTCAAAAATCAATAGAAAAACATGCAAATAAACTTGATTCACAGCTTGATAATATTGTTCAATCACAGGCATCCGAAATTGTGGATGACGCTCCAGTTGAAGAAATAATTTTTATAGTTTCAGATTCCAATAAAAAACTATCAAATAATGACACAATAGAAGAACCTATAGAACAGAGTACTGAGGTGCATATTGACGATTCCTGTATAAAGTCTCAGTCTGGTGTATTAGAACCAGAAATAAATAATTCTTCAGAAGAACCTGAACAAGAGTCAATAGTAGATGGTACAGAAACAACTGCAAGTCAAATCGATTGTATTTCAACCCAACTTGTTGGTATTAATGAAATATTAGGAAAAGCTCCATGGGGAAATAAAAAGCAGAAAAAATTAAATGAACTTGAAAATGAATTATTGTATATTAAGAGAGGTCTTCGAAAAATCATAAAATCGTTGGGGAAATATAATATGGCAACACATGAAAACGTAGAGCAAGTTCATCTTTTACATTTATCAAAAATTATCAAATATGCCATTAATTTACAAGGAAATATTGGTAATATTTGATAATTTTTGTGATATTTCAAAAATTAATTGTAATCTAATAGATTACAATTTTTATTTATACAACAGAAATGAGTAATTTACTAGCGATTTTTATTGTTTTATTTGAAATTATTATTGTGATAGTTTTCAGTATGTTATTATACAATTTACAAACAACTACAGAAAGTCTTTGTGTATGCCAGGGAGATGGTGGTGACGAATGCTGCACACATAAACAACTTCGTCAATATAATTACAGTTCCGATAACCCTCAGATCGAAGCCAGTTGTGTGTACTAAATCGCTAAAATTCGGTCAATCAATATCTGTTTATTACCACCAAGAAGGAGCTTCTTCTCTCGAAGTATATTTTTCAAAAGTGGGATGGTCTTTGCTTTGAGTGATTCCTGGGTATACACTGGTTCGGAATTCATTGACGCTCCAGCTTCAGCGCTATGTGCTACCTGATCAGGTTCCGGGAAACACATCAATATAACTTCACGTATTTTATGTTGTATCAACCTATCCAAACAATCACGTTTACTTCCATTTGTTTTCTCGCCGACCATAGTCAAATATCGTTTAATATTTTTATGTGTTAGTACCGGCTTTGCCCCGTATCGATTAATTCTCGCCGTTACACGAGTTTCAAGAGATGTTGTTGTTTGGATTTTGTTTGTAAGATCAAGATTAGAAAAATCTATTATCTGCCTTAAAAATTTTGTAACTCCCCAATTCTCAAAATGTCTTTCATTATCATGCAAAATTACATTTAATTTTACCATATTAAACAAAAATATATAATGTTGGACAATTTGAACGTCCTCGTGAGATAAATAAAACGTGTTAATGTATTTTAAGAATATATTTATTGCTAAATCTTCCTTTGCATAAGAGCATGCAAATGTAAATATATCACTGATCGATTCAAATCGATATGTTTCAATAATTTTATTTTGAACTTCCTCAGAACAATTAATAATTGAATTCTTAAAAGCACGCACTGAGTGTTCTTGATGTAACACATCCCTCGTGATCAATTCAAGAGCAAGTTCACTATGACCTATTTTACATGCAAGGTTTAAAAGGGTATAATCACTTCTAACGATTTTATAAAGATTTGTCAATTTAGTCAAGTCGCCTAATAAAACATTTCTAGGTATTTTTATAGTTTTAAAATAATGCAATTGTTTCGAAATAGTCTTGTTTCCTAACCCTGGTAATGGACACAATACCAACAACATATTAAACACATCATGAAATTGTGGGAAAATACCATAATCCATACACCACTCCAAACAGTCCAGAAATCCATTCTTTAATGCATTATCTGCCATTTCACTTGATACAATTCCCTTTATAATAATTTGAGGATGACACCCTATAAATTGGTTATGGTATACATGTCTAACGATTGCTTTTGAAGAAATGGGGGTGTCGGCAAGTAATTTAATATAATTCTTAATATTGTCAAGATTACCATAATGAATAAACATATTTTCAAATGAATTACTTTCAAACACAACTCTTGTATAATCATATTTTCTATAACTTACTTCACATAGGAAACTCGCGATATTGTCTTGGATTGTTTGAATGATAGACCCTGAACTCTCGGAAATAAACAAGAGATTCCTATTATATTTGGCTTGTCGAGAGGTTGCCACAAATGAACACTCACAAATGCTTGGTTGGATCGCACTTAGCGATGGTCTTACTCCCGTTCCATTACAAATACAGAATTGCACCTGAGGAATAATTTCTGTTGACTTTGGAAATCCCAGTTGTTTTCCTTCGCTAATTGCATTATCTATCAAATTATATAAGCTATCATAATTATCATTATTTGTTAATCCTTTTGAATATAACCATTCAAGCTTTTCTTCAGTGGTTTGATTTTCAAATATCTTGACTATTTTCTCAGCTCGTTCTTCAATTAGGTAATCTCCGATAATAAACCAACTACTTTGGTATTTATCACCAACAAAAATGTGTTCAATACTGGTAATTAAATCATCAGGTACTTGTAGTGTTGTTATCGTACCTTCGTCATATCCGTTGAATACGGTCAGCAGATCAGTCGAATCGAGCAATACAGTCACATTTCCTGAAGACCACGACTGCACGACTGTAGCGTTGTTTGCGAGAGTCTCACATTCATCTGTTTCTTCGCCGTTTTTCAACCAATATGCATGATCGTCTTCAGAGATCAAAACAACTTCTCCATACGACTCGTGGTATCCCTTAAAGGTGCATGTTGGCATCATTCCTGTTGTTACACCGTCAAAATTATCATTTGTTGTAAGCCGTCCATCAACAATGACGAAGCCGCGGTCGTTGAAAAGGCATATACCATGTACATTAAATCGTGAAAGATTCAAGGTCATATTTGTTCCAAGTTAATGTCTTGGTACTGATTATTATAGATTTTGATATTACAATAATTCATTTTTGGATGGAATCTTATTTTGTCCACCAAGCTCATTGGAACCTGGTAGATCCAGTTCTACACCTGTAAATATATATATATATATATATATATTATGAATCATGAATATACTTCTTTATTGTTCAACCAGAAATAACTCCAACGGAGATGAGGTATTAGAATTACCCGATATTATTAGAAGGTTCTAATTCAAAATTTGGTGGATAATTAACAGATAACGGTATATTCCATTTTCGTTAGTTTTGATCTTCCAATGATACTTCCTCATCATCAGTCTCATAACCACCATCTGGGTCATATTCGATGTTGTTTTCGTTCGTTATGGTGATTATTTCACTTTTTGATGATTTTGTTAATAACTCATACACAATATTTTCAGGTATTTTAGTAGATGTCATGACAATCGCAATTGCTTATTTTTAGATGCGCGTCTGGGAAACCCAGACTGGCGATCATTGATCAGACTTATTCATTCCCTTCAATACCAACTCTCTCATACCCCATCCAACTAATAATCCAGTTCCATTAAATAATATATCAGTAAACGCGCCATCCAACCATTTTTTGTATTGACAATTATCACATGATTCTCTGGCAGATTTAACATATAACATTTTTCCAGCCATTGTTTCTAATAATTCCCAATAAATACCTCCAATAAACCAATAAACTAACCAATCTGATGGGAATATTGCACCAATCAAGAAAAACATAATAAAATGTGATATGGGCCACCACGAAATACAATTATCACCCATTATTTGAACATTAAAAACACATTTGTTCCATGTATCCTTACCCTTTTCTCCCTTCATAATTTTACTATCAAATCCTGCCAATACAACAATACTTACTGTATAAACAACAATTACAATAAGAAATTTTTTCCAGTCGAACTTCATGTGATTTTATATTAATAATATAAATTTTGTAATTCAAAAGAATTTGTTCCAAAGAAGTGTACCAATGATTCCTGAAATCAATCCAAAAAAATAGAAAAAAGATCGCGTAGACTGAGCCATTTGATTAAACTCATTAATACAAACACAACGTTGTTTACAACACCCGTAATGGAACTTGGTTTTAGTCGTATTACAAACACAACTGTTTGTTCCTGGCAAATTTTTATCATGAAGTAAATCTCCATTAGAATCAACAATATCGCTCCTTGCATAACCTTTAAGGATTGAAAAATTTTCTCGTGTTTTTAACTCTCTCATGTACCCAAGAGAAAATCTGTTGTCAACGTGTATTTTGGGGAGTTCTTGTTGTGGTCCTTGAATGAAAGTTATAATATGATCACGACTTTGTCCAGGTGTGTCTGTACCCATCCCAGCAAAGCTACTCCCGGATGACTGATCGACTTGCTGTCGTGCTGGTTCTGTAAGGGCAGAACATCGTTCGTGTACCGACGGTTGGGATCCTTCTTTCAGAATCGAAGATTCCAGCTCTGGGGTCAAAGCATTATTTACTTGTTTTTTAGAATTATGATTCATTTCTATTTATTTTTTACAAACAAGAATTAACAATTTTTCATTTTTATTTCAAAAGCAACTGATTCATTAATTAATTGTGTAAAAATTTCAAGGGCCACAACGATAGGGTCAAATGAATCTGTTTCTACAGCTCTCTCCCATTCAGCTTTATAATCCGGATGAAGAATGTATTTAAGAACTTTCTCAAATGTTACCACATTGTGTATTAATTCTATTAATTTTTCATTGGATAATTCTGATACAAGTGACGCCATTTATTTTTTAATTAAAAAATTAAAAACATTTCTTTGTTCGTTACAACAAATCCGGAATAACTTTTGGGCTTTGTTCAGATCCCCACATTAAAATTTTTTGTTTATTATTTAAATAAGCCCAATTAATGAGTCTCTGTGAATCTGGAATAATAGGACCTCCATGTTCCTCTGGTATTTTCTTTGCCCATTCAACGACTTCTGTAAACCCTTTATAGTGAGCAAATGATATTTTAAACTGACTTGGCAAAAGTTGTACCTTATTTAATGGTCTAGGCTTAAATATATTATTAAACTTGTTAGTTTCAGTTCGAAACCCCCAATGTAATAAATCTAGTCTATTCATTATAACGGCCCAATCCATAAATACTGAAGTAGGGTACATTCCGTTGTCTGCATAATAATCTAATATTTTTATGGATGATACAATATCAAGATCATTTGAACAAAGTCCAGACGTGTTTAATCTTTTAAATTCTTTAACATGGATAATTTGGTTTCCAGAAATATCTCCGGAGATGCGACAACCAATCGGATCATATATTTTTTTTGAATTTACAATAATATCTAACATGTCTTTTGAACATGCACATTGTCTCCATGTTAAACCATTAAATGGTCTGCATATATCTCTATCCCTCAACATAATGGAAAAATCTTCATTTGGTATTTTTACATTTTCTACCCAATCTAATATTTCGGGAAAATCAAATTTAGCCAACTGAAACAGTGTATTTAAATTTAAAATTTTAAATTTAAATACATCAACTGTTTTACTATCACCATCTGTTACATTCTTGTTAATTATTTCGGTACCGGTTAATGGCCCATTATTTAAATACCAATCCAATGAATTAATAATACTTTGCTTATACTCCAATTGGATTTTTTTAATATCATCAGTATAACAACTATACGGTCTATCAGAAGATATTTGACTAAATAAAAAACTAAATCTGTTATTTGAAATAGAAATGCTGCTATCATTTTGTAGACCATCAACACAAAGCTTCAAATTTTCTAAATTTGAAATCCAAAGTGAAGTAATTTTATACATTTGAACTGTATTAAGAAAAATACCTTGTCTAGCACAGTAATCTAAAATACTAATATGATTACCCATTGCCCCGTTATAAAGTATCTTTTTATCTTGTCGATTGTAATTTGATTTGTTATGAGGATTTCGCCGTTGTTTTTCTTCAGAAAGAAGCAAGTCATTATTTTCATCAATCCAATCAAGTACATTATCGTGACCTCCAGATGCTGCCACAGATGCACAACGAAATCCTATGTCCATTGTATGCCCCCAAAATCGCAACCCTTTTTCTTTCATTTGTTCATTTCGCCAGTTAAGAATATGCTCGTACCCACCAGCACACGCGAGATCCATACAATTAGGAATTAGTATAGGACCGCCTTTATTAGGAGGTATACTCATTCCATATTTTAAAACGTTTAAATGACCATATTTACAAGCTAAAAGCATCCCTTCCCTAAACGGAATAATTGGCTCTGGAAGAGACACACCCCATCTTAAAATATTCATGTGATTATATTGACATGCAATTTCCATGCATTTCTTATAAGGAAAAATCGGAGGGTTTAATTGGGAAGCCCATACTAACACCTCTAATAACCCATTTTTAATAGAATCACTTAATGATTTACGATCTGGTTTAACAAACGTCATTCGTTTAAACATGTTTAATCTAATCTGGATTTCAGGACCTAATGAATCTACGGAAGAAATGACATCTAATGAAGGCCATTCTGGTACAGTTTCTATATAATAGTTAACTGCATTTGATTTTGCAATTGTTTCCGAAACCCTACTTGAAGAAATAATGTTAAGAAAATCCATTGAACCAAATTTACATGCTATATCAGCCTGATTTTTAGAAAATATAATTTCTTGTTGAAGATACCCTTGTTTCTCAACATAAAGAAAATATTCAACAAATAGATTTATATTACCGTACTCTATTAAACTATTAATAATAACATCATTCATATCTTGATTTGTTATTATATGTAGAAATTCAATCTCATCATTCTTTATAGAACGGTGATTACCGATGTTTGTATGATCCGGCTGTGATAATTGACTTTGCGGTATTTGAACTGGAATAAGAAGTGATTCTCCAGGTGTGTCAGTCTCCTCTAAAAACGGAAGATCTCTGAATTTAAACAAAGTTATGTGGTATAATAAGTGTTTATTATCAAATACGTATTTAACAAGGTTTATATTTCCATATTTCGTTATAGAAAAAATAAAGGTTTTGAGTAATTTAATTAGCTTTAATCTAAAGTCGGATTTCACAATACTTGTGATTGATTGATCATGTAATAAATGAGATATACAATTAAAATTATGATTAACAAACCATATATGGTTTGTTTCTAATGATGCAGTAACAAACTCGATTGTGAGTTTTTGATGTAAAATGCAATTATGAAATTTTAATAAATCCATATATTGTCAAGAATTAGTTTTATTAAATAGAATTAGTTTTATTAAAAAATAATTTCATTTTGTCTTGTGTTTCCCATCAATGATTTAGGTAATCCGGAGAAATATCTTGGTCATACCCATTACACTTTCTGTTTTGAGGAAGAGTGATATTCGGCATAAAAGTAACCGAAACTGGTTTTATAGATTCTTTATCAGGAATCTGGATTTTCAATTGAAATGATTTAACTCGCGATGAAGTCTTTTCTTTTATAATTGATAATTTCATATTAATACAGAATTTTAATTTATATATGAAATTTTATTAAAAAAATCACTTTAAGCCGACATTGGGGCGCTGATTTTTTTATGACACTTGTAGTTACAAACTACATAATCATCACTGCATGATTTTTCAAGAGCATCCAATGATGTTATATTATCTGAAACCGTAAGATTACATAATTCAAAAGGAGTTCGTTCAAGTTGTGTTTCAACTGCGTTAATATGATTTTGATAAATATGAGCATCGCCTATAGTAATAATCATATTATGAGGAGTTAAGTTGCAAATTTTACCAAATTTATGTACCAACAAAGCGGTTGAGGCAATGTTAAATGGAACTCCTAAAAACATGTCGGCAGATCGTTGGTACATTTTACATGATAACAACCCACGGGTCGTCGAAGATCCAACAGGGTATAATTTAACATAAAATTGAATGATAATACTATGACACGGCGCCAATACAGATTTTGATACTTCATCAGGATTAAATGTTGTCATCATAATTCTCCTGTTGTGAGGATCTTCATTTAATAAACGAATAACATGTTGATACTGATCAAATCCTATACCTGTGTAATCTTGATCACATGTGTCATAATCAGCTCCGTAATGCCTTGTTTGAAATCCGTACATTGGACCCATATCTCCCTCTGGAAGATGAAGCAATCTTCGAGAATCTAAAAACTCGCGTGTTGTATTTCCTTTCCAAATATTAATACCACTTGATTCCAGTACTTTTGTGTTTGTATGACCTCGATCAAACATTAAACTTTCTTCTTTAACCCACCGAAATGGGACAGATTTTGTGGTTAATAATGGAAACCCGTCTCGAAGGTCGCATTTTAATTTAATATCAAAAATACTTAATGTGACCCCATTACGGGTTTCTCGTTCATCACCATTTAATAAAATTTCCTCTAAAATTGAAAGGTATTGTTCCTCAATTTGAGGTGTACGCGTGTACTTTTGAATTTTAACTTCAATGTTGTATTCAACAACTGTATCTTCATAAACATAATCATACTCGTTAACATTTTCAATCCAAATTTCATCTGAACCTGAATCTCCAAATGAAATCCTAGATTTGGGGCTGATGGTTTCGCTGCGAATCAAAGATTCGATACCAGAAACCGTTTGGGTTTCGCTGCGAATCAAAGATTCGATATGAGAGTCTTTGTTAGAAGGAACAGTATTGTTATCACGTGGTGGTACTTCTAAATTAAGATCTGATATAATCACATTCAAACCACTCCCGGCCGTTGTTGGGATTTGAGAGCTGGAACTTTGTTTATTCGCCGAGTTGCGAGTAGAACAGACTCCGTCAATTATGGATCTTCTTTCTTGTAAAGGCGACATGTTTAAAGAAAAATGCATTTTACCAAGGGGTTTTCGAAAAAATGAACATATACGTTCATGAGTATTAATATCATTGATCATCACATTATTAATTTTCTGTAATGATTTTCCAATTGTTGATACAGTATATTTAGTCATATCAATTTCATTCATTGGAAAGAATGTATCCGCCTGAAAATTAAACCCTATTTTAGTAATATACATATCGCCACATTTCTTATGATTAATGGCTTGGTTGTAAATTATACCACCGCCAATAACAAATACATTTCGTTGTTTATTCGGATTAGAACTCTGTTCTAACGAAGATGTAGTATTATCAAAAGTCGGTAAATAATACTCAATTGCGCTATCAAATGAATTGAAAATATCAGGAAATGGTAAATCTTTATGAGAATCAAATAATTTTTTTGTTGGCCATGTTTTACGGCGATTCTTTTTACGAGGTGAAGTCCTTAGAAATTGTGATTGAGACATACTAGTAATAATACAATTATGTCTGCCAATCAATGATTTTTTTCCCATTGATTTCCAAGTATTATATCCCATAATTACTACATTTTCTTCATTAGACCCCGGAATTTTAGTTTTAGTAATATTTTTAAAAAAGTCCATATCAGCTGGAAACATGGTTGAATTTGATAAATTGACAAAATTATTATCACTAAAGGAGCTTTGCTCCTGTGATTTTAATTTATTGTATTTTTCCTCGTCAAATGTTTGTTCGGCCCAAGGTAATTTACCATTGTTACCTATTCCAAATTGTTGATCAATACAAGTAATAATCTGAAATTTGTTCATATTATTTTTTAGAATATATAAAAATATTTTTCAAAATTTCATTTTCTAATTTTTGTGTGACTATTCTCAATTATATTTCAGTATTGGTCTAAACATGTACAAATAATATATTACTCGCAAAAATTCTTGATAAATAATGTGATAATTTGTGAAGCTGACATTAACAATAATATTTGTAATTACCATTTATACAAAATTCAACTTGGATCACGTACTGGGTCAACGTAAATTATATTTATTTTAATATAATTTTAGACTGAAATGGTTATTAAAACCCATTCAGAATTTCTGTTACTTTGCTAGTGCATTCTTCGCATGTTTTTTTCTGAATATTCTTCTTAAAGGCTTTCTTAAGACAATTGCGACAGAAATGATTTTTGGCTTGTTCATTTTCACCAAAATTGCCGTCTTTTTGAATATTGGTAATAAATTGTAAAAGACCATCACAACAAAATACAGCTTCTTCATATTCATCTTCACCTGTAACTTTTGGTTCAATTCTTGAAATATGAATCATACATTGCTGACAATATTCTGAAACATAACCATGACAACAATGTGCTCTCTCATCTCCGTGACTGATACTTTCTGCACATACAAGTCCAAAAATATTTGAAAATAGCTCTGGTCTCAAATAGAAGACTTACAAAAATTGATAATACGATTATGTTGACCTTGACTATTAATAAAATAATCAAGGTATTCTTTGTTAACAGATGTGTTATTCTCAAAATATTCACCCACAGGATCGCATGTACAATCCCCTCCCTTTATAATTGCACATTTGTTGTAATCGTGATGAATTATTGCAGGCCCCTCAATAATAGATCTGTGAATATTTCCTTCATTATAATACTCATATTGTCCGTTTGGACGTATTATAGCTGGACCTTGATCTGAAGGTCGATGACGTTTTCCATGAAGGTAAAACGTCATTATTCCACTACAGCAATTTCTTGTTTCATTTCGACTTGGAAAAGGACATGTCACCAAATGTTCAACAATAGCAGGACCTTCAGTATGTGGTCTATGAAGTGCTCCAAACCAATACCATTTTTGAACAAACCATATTCCGTTAATATAAGTTTGTGCAGGTCCTTCAAAATGGTTTCTGTGAGGTAAATACCTTTTGGGGTTCAGATTTTTTTGTGTGTTAACCATTTTCAACTCACGAAAATTAACCCCAAAAGGGCTTTCTTGCGGTCGTGAAGCTGTAACTTTATTATACAAATCACAATTATCTGATAAACGTTCACGACACGCATTGGATTCGATCCGAGATAAGGTTCCCGTATTACTCTGAGGAGTCATAATGTTTTTTGTATACCATAAACTTGTTCCATGTTGTGTTATTTCAGTTGGAAGTCTGTAACGACATGTGGAAATGATTTCTGTTTCGCATACATATCTAAATCGAGGTTCATATTGGTATTGTATATGGTTAAATGTTTTAAGAATGTCCATTGTAGGCTAATTTATTATACAAAATGGATTGAAATAAATCATTTTATATTTCAAAAAAGCTGTGATTTTCATGGGTGGTCATACATGAAAATATAAGATTATTTAATATAACACAAAAATATGTTTAGTAACACAAAAATTATACCACGGTATAATTTTTGTACCGAAATCTCAAAGTCGATGTTTATTAATTTCAAATTCTATTTCCATAAAAATAATATTCCTAACACAAAAATAAATATTTTTAATAAACATCACCAGTTGAAAATGGTACAATTTTTATGTCATGAAATTATTTTGGTATAATTTTTATGTCAATTGACATTTCTCATGAGTGACATATTAAGATTCTCGGTATAATTTTTATGTCATGAAATTATTTGGTATAATTTTTATGTCAATTGACATTTCTCATGAGTGACATATTAAGATTCTCGGTA